TTGCAAATGATTCAACTGCTGTCTTAGTTCCGTCTGCATCGTCTGCTACCAAATTACCAAGAAGCTCATCTGAAATATTGATGTCTTCGTCCGCTAACATCTTTCGTGCTGTTTTCGCAAGTTCTGTTCTGGCATTCATCTTTTTCAGTTCTTCCAGTTCTTTTTCTGCTTTCTTCGCACGATATTCCGCTTTTTCTTCTTTGGTCATTTTAGCAAGCTTTTCTGCTTCAGTCAGCTTATCGTCAGTCAGTGCCTTCCATTTTTCCTCTGATTTGGTCACTGCTGTTTTGATTGCTTTGTTTACTCTGCGGTCAAATTCTGCCTGATTTCCTTCTTGCGCTAAGAAGTCATCAAACGACATTGGTTCATTATTTCCACCTTCTGCTCCGGATCCATCGCCATTCCCGTCTCCGGTCCCACCGTCATCTCCTTCTGTGAACAGTTGTAAAAATAACTTGCGTTTCTCCATGTTTGCTCCTTTCGCCCTGATCCGTCTCTTCCAGATCATTGCTAACAAAAACTTAGTTTAACGACTTTTCGGTCATAATAGTTACACAATCCGAACATAATTCGGATAAGCATCTGCAATGCTGCAAATACCAATAAAAAAGGAATCTATCAAAGTTTTCGATTTCTCTGATAAATTCCTGTATTTGATAAAAACCTGTCCAGCTTTTAAATCGTATTCTATTTTGTCGTCGGTTAGATCATGAATCGACTTTACTAGGTTCTGCAATAACATCGACACCGATGCACATATAATGTCTCTGCCATACTCTGCATAATTTGCATGGCCTACTACTGTGATTTCATGATCACGCACTTTTATTTCTATCATTTTTTGTTTTTAGCTCTCTTTCGAAGTCTTTTAATTATTTTGTTTAAATCTTGTTCGGCTTGTACCAACTCTTCTTCCGATAAATTAGCGTCTCCTATAACTCGAAATTTTGGGATGTCATCCTTTATCATTCTTTGTTTTTCTTCTTCTGTTAATCCTTTATAAATATCTTCATACGCCATATCTATACCTCTCGTAAAAGAATATACCAAACTCCATCTACTTTCTTTTTACTTAAAACTTTAAACCCTGATTTTCGTTCATATAAAACTTCTTTTTCATCTAGTCCGAGCTGACTAATGTCCCTTCCTTTCTTTGAATTTTGAATATAAATCACAATTTTAGCTTCTTCATTATATCCTTCCTCTTTCGATGTACTCCAGTATTGATCTATAATGATTTCTTTCTTTTCAACAAATTCTTCCACGCATTTTATTATTCTTTCTTCACAATCTGCATAACTAGAAAAATCAACCGCTCTAACTAAATCCCCTTCGTATTGTGGCACTTTCGTTAATGCCGAGTCTAAATGACTGACAAATTGTTGATCTTTTTCTGGAAGTTTCTGTGGGTCTTCACATCTTCTCAGCAGATCATTGATTGTATAAGACTCAAAACTTTTATATTTCATTAAAGCGCTCAATTCATCTTCATCTAATTGAATTTTATCATTTCTGCTTTGTGCTTTCAACTGCTGCCACGATTCAAAATCAAGTCCATGCTCCGAATACGTATCTAGCCATTTCTCATAATCATTATCATCCATATGAGCCGCTGTACTACAATGACAATACGGATGCATTGGCGGGGCATTTTCTCCGGGCATCATATCCTCGACTTTAAATACCTTTCCATCCAATGATCTGCATTGACTGCATGCATCCGCTTTCTCACATGCTATGTATTCATACTCTTCAAAGCCATTCTGTATAAACGACTGTTTCTGGGCTTCTGTCTGAACTCTTGCAAGTTCTGTAACCATCAGCCTCTTTGCATTACTCTTACTGACTCCGAATCGTTTCTCTAAATGCCTTGCAAGCACACTTGGATGTTTTCCTTGGATCAGCCCTTCCTGAAGAAGTTTATCAATCTCTGATTTTAGCATTGACTGATGAGCCCATATACGTTCGGACCAAGTTGCATTTTTATAAGATGCGTCAACGATCGCTCTTGCCTTTTTCGCATTATCATTGATCGTCTTTCCTAGGATACCTGCTTGTTTCCGCATTTCTTCCTCAGTTCGCTGCGTGAACACATCTCCAAACATCTTCTCTATCTCATCGTAACCACCTACTAGGTGCATACCGATATTAGCCTTTAGTAATTCCAACCGGTTGATTTTCATTGCTGCATTATAATATCTCATCTCATCATTGGCTTTCTTGGAGAGGTCTTTGTCTTTAACATAACGTTTCGCTTTCTTGGCATATGCATCAATGTCGATCTTTGCGATCCGTTTCTTGGCTTCTGCCATTGTGATTCCTTCTGCTTTTGCATATTTCACATAAAATCCGTTGATCTCTTTTTCTATGTTATCAAGCATGTTTGCATAGATATCGTCAAGTTTCTTTTGATGCTCTGCTTCATTTTTGATGTTTTGCTTTCTTTGACGTTCTTCACGCTCTCTCCAGTAGTTTTTACTGCTCATTTGCTTTATCCCCAAACATCTGTTGCATTACTGCATCTTTCGGCTTCTCTTCCTCTTTCTCGATGCGTTCAATCTCTACTTTTGGATTATCTACAACACTTAAGACTCCTAGCTGGGTTTCCTGTGATACAACACCAGAAAGATTCTGTGCGATCTGACTTTCTTCCAGTAAGTTTGCCGGAACGTTTGGTGTGAATTTGTAATGTAATTTCACCCAGTCATCTTTTTCTATACCCATATGTCTGCTTGGATTGCTAAAGATGAGCTTGTATCTTCGGTTCATTCCGGATGTAAATTTGCGTTCCTTGGTTTTTCTAAGATTGTTCATTGCCTGCAACTTATACGCCATTGCAATGCCAGAAGCTGTACCAAAATTCTCATCGCTAATGTTGGCCACCATGGCAATCTGAAATATTAATTTTTCCAAGCGATCAACCAAATGTTCCTGTGTTACATCTCCATCTGGCTTCTGCAAGAAATCGATTATCAGATTCTCAGCATCTCCATCGAAGTTGATCACACGGTCTGATCTAATATGTTTCAATTCGTCTTCATCTAGTAATGTTCCTATAATCTTTAAATAGGCATCCGCAAAATAATCTACATCATTCGCCTTTTCACTAACCGCTTTATTATATGCGTTGATCATAGACATCACTGGTTCAAAGATTCCCTGGCATTCTTTATTTTCCTGATACTCTGTCGCTGGAACTCCGTCAAAGTAATGTTCCTTTTCTTCTTTATCCCATACGATCCTTCCTTTCAATGTAAACCATCGGACCTTCAGTTCGTCCGATACGCTGCCATGCAGTACATTATCTACATCTCTATACAAACGAACAAAATAGCGTTCCTTTCTAAGAACTGAATCATCATAAATCATAAAAGCTTCCATTGGATCTAAATATACAATTCCTACATTTCCAGCATCATCGTTGTAATACATCTCATAGCCCTTACCAAAAATGCTGCAGATTTTTGATAATTCTGCATTGTTGTCGTCCTGATCATTGTATTGATCAAGGAACTCAACATAATCTTCTATCGCTTCTTCTCCATCATCCACTATGATTTTGATTGGATTCCCGATAAAATAACCATTCATTGTATCAACGATATATTTTGCAAAGTTTACTGCAATTCGATTATCTGGTTTCCACTCTGGTTTCGGTTTTTCGTGAAAGATCGGATAGTCTGTTTGGTATGCATCGTCCAATGGTTTATATCGAAACGCGACTTCTGCAGCATGTCTCATGATAAACTGACTAAGTTTCGCATCTGTTAACTCTTCGTCAGATGATATCCTATAAATTTCTTTACGCATCATATTCCTCCTTTCACTTTTGTGTTTAGTCTTGGTTTCTGTTTTCGTTCTTCTTCGATTGAATAACGTAACATGGCCATTGCATCATCAAAAAATGGAACTGGCTCATCTAGATAAGTATTGGTTCTCTCATCTTTCTTCCACTTCCATTGCTGTATTTCTTTAATTGTATTTACACACGTTGGATAGATATGTATCCTATGTTGTTTCAAATAGTCAATCTGTGCGCTGACACTGTTCAGCTCTTTTTTTACTCCTTTTGCTCTGTATCCTGCTTTCTTCCACATCTTGATACGATCTGGTTCCGCAGAATCACACCACATACGAAGCTTCTTATTGAATCTCCCTGCTGCCTTTTTGATAATTTCTTCTGTGTCCATTTCGTAGACATAAAGTTCCTGACATAAGTACAGATCGCCATCTTTGAATCCAACCTCCCCAATACAGTTTGCATGGTTAAATCCAAAGTCCTGTGCATTTACCATGTAATCAAAGCGTTCTGGTGTACGATCAAATTCTTCTATGACATAATTTTTAAGGATCAAACCTGCAACTTCTCCCCACTCTCCAAGGCCATAAACTCTGTATCCTTCTGGGTCTACCTCTTTACGTCTTAGCATTCGTCTGTGATATGCTTCATCGATGAATCGGTTCTTTTCGTAAGTTGACTGGTGTGTGAGTACATCAGAATCAGCACGATCAAAGAACACTTTCTTGATCCAGTGGTGTACTGATACAGGGTTAAATGTCATTCTAATCTGATAGAACTGTCCTTCTGGCAATTCGCCTCTCAATCGGTCATCAATGATCTCAAAATCTGACTGTGTGATCTCTGTCGCTTCTTCTATCCAAACGTCTGTTAGCTTTCCTCGTTTGAATGTGATTGATTTCAGCTTTTCTCTCTGTCTTTCATCATTCACACCTCTGAATATGATCTGATTGTGATTACTCTTGCACTCTATGGTCATATTTGATGCATTGATGTACCAGTATCGTTTATACTGTTCTCCAAACATACGAAAAATAGCACCCTGCAATTCTGCAAAAGTGCTATCTCTATTCGTTACATCTGCTTTTCGGACACATAAAAGGTTTCGCCCAGGATCACTCATGAGTCTTAGGATATAATGCTGTGCTGTATCCATACTCTTTCCTGATCCAGCAGACCCCTTCATCACAATGTATCGTTTTTTGCTGCGATCGGCATCTTTAAAACAAGGATTCGCCTGTACTTTTATGTTCATCCGGTATCATCCTCGCCATAGTCAATTGTAATATTAAGATCCATGTCAACATCTGTTTCAACTTTATCAGTAAAGAGTGCATATCTTTTACCGAGAAGCTCCGCAGCTTTCAAGCGTTCTTTCTCCGATGGACCTTTTTCTATTGTTCTGGCTTCACTGCATCCATCTCCGATTCCTTCAACAACAATCTCCTCTGCATTACTCTTCCCACGCATTACTGCAGTTAGGTATTCAATCACTTCCTGGGCGTCCGCTATTTTCTCATTATGAATCGCTTCCATTTGGTCCGCTACATACTTCTTTACCTCTTCAATCTTTAATAATCTACTTGCGGCAGCAGCCGCTACATCTCCATCTTTTACTCGCGGATACGCAACTCTGTAAGCCCGAGATGCATTCAAATCTATCAGGTATTCATCAGCAAATAGCTTTCTTTTTTCTGTTAATGCCATCCAGGCTCACTCCTTTCTTTTAAAAATGGACCTCCAGGGATTCGAACCCTGGACCAATCGGTTATGAGCCGACTGCTCTGACCTGCTGAGCTAGAGGTCCTTATGCCGGATTGCTCCGGCTTTTATTCTTCTGTGTGACATGTATTTGTCAGCTTCTTATACACGTCCTCATATAGTTCCTGTTTGTCTCCGTTGTACGTGTATTCTGCATAGATACCGTCCCCACTTACTGTAGTAGATACCAGGCATTTGTAATTTTGCAAGGTCTTGCAGCTCCATACAACAAATACATTACTCAGATCAACCGGTTGAACGTCGTTAAGTCCTTTGTATGGGTTATCGCTCTTGTTATACCAATCAACCATTTTTCTTTTGCAAACACTCTGGAAGTGATCCATTCCTGTAATAATCATTTTGCTTCTCCTTTTACTCAGACATCAAATCTACATTTTCAATTGCTGCCCTTGCTTCAAGCACTGCAATATACTCAGACATTGCTTTGATCTGCATGTTGTAAATGCTACGTGGGCAAGTTGGTTCAAACTCAAGTGTTCCATCATCCCACTTTTTAAGCATTCCCTTTAATCCTTCATAACGAATTACTAACTGAGCATATTCTGCCTTGAAACGTTCTTTATAATCTGTACTTATCATGCCAACAGCTGTTGCCGGTAATTTGTTTTTGTCATATTCGATATAATCAGCTTCGAACATTTCTTTTGGCAACCACTGCTCATGTCCATTCTCATATTCCATCAAGTATCCTTCATCCGTCGGATCTTCATCTGCAGGAATCTGCCATCCTCGATAATTGTTATAATCACCTCTTGTCATCGGTTCTGCTTTAACGATTTTTGTTCCAATGTACTGTTTCATTCGTTACCATCCTTTCTAAATTTAGACATAAAAAGACTCGGGGTCCGAAGATCACCCGAGTTCTGATTATACATTTATTATTCTGATTTCCAAAATGAAAAATAAATATCTTTCACAATAATCATCATTATGAATAGCACATGTACAAAAAGTGTAATATCAACAGATAACATTATTTTACACGCTATAGGATTTGATACACAAAGTATAAATTTCTCTACTATTGTGACTAATAAGAATAATATCTCAATCAACAAATTATATGTTATTTCGGATACCAGTACTTGATATAACGTACAATCCTTTTTCCTTTTAAGATAATATTTTTCTGATTTAGTAGACTTAAGATTATCAATATTTTTGCTACAGCTTGAAACTATTATTGACAAATAGGCCATCGTAAAGCTTACGAATAATGTCAACATAGTAATTAATTGATCAACAAACTCATTTGTAAAGCTTTTTAAATTAAAAGCATCATTGCCGTGAATAAATATAAACAAGACCATTGATAGCATCCCCAACAATACTGGAACTACATAAAATAAAAGCTTTTCCTTTGCTTTTCTAATTGTAAAAAAATCTTTTATTGGGTCAAATATTTCACTCATATTCTTTCGCTTGTTATCACCCATATTATCACTCCTAAAAATTTGATAGACACCTTATCATCTGATCATATAAGTCTCCCTTATCAACCTCTCCAGAATAAGTTTCTTCAACATCCAATATTTCTTTTTCTCTCATTTCCTCCGTGTCAAAATGAAGCGGATTCCCATTTTCGCCCTTAGATTCCACATATACTTTTTTAATCTTTCTTTGTGAATCGTTATAAATTTCAAAAAACTTCTTTACAGTATTTGTTAAAATATTTTTACCAGAAGGCTTGTAAATAATCTCCACATCTTCGGATAAGTCTGATCTTCCAGAAATTTCTTTTATTTCTGATGCTGTGGCATCTTCGCTGTCAACAGTTATTTTTACAGCTGTAATTTTTTCTGTCTTTTTTAATGCTGCCAAGAAATCTTTAGAAACTTTTTGTTCCGTTTTTAATTTATATCCAATACCGTCATTCTTATCCTTATGTATTTTAAGAATCTCTTCTTGCAAATACTGAATAAGTAGCTGAAACCCTGCTGCATCCCTATTGTATTCGTACACACATATCGCTTCGTTATTTTCTAAAAATTTAATACCAATTGATACGCTCTCTTCATCTCCATCATCTCTTCCTTTTTTCTTTAATTCTTGTTCTTTTAAAGTATTTGTATCAATAACCGTTCTAATTCGTGCATATTTTGCAGAAATAAACTCTAATATTATGGTATTTTCATCCTCCAAATTTTTTATATCTGCCAAATATATTATCTTCTTTTTTGATTTTACATCCTTCTTCCTATCATTTTTAGGTTTTTCTAATATCAACTCTGCCGAATCCTTAATATCATTCTTTAAATTTTCTGGCATTTTATATTTTTTAGCTGGTTTCTTTTCGCCCGATAAATAATAATAGTATAAAGTCCTTTTCATAAATCATAGTCCCCCGTGCAATCATCATTTTTTTTACATTTTAGCACTATTTAGCATCTTATACTACATAATTCGATAAAAAAAATTAAACGCGCCGTGGTACAGAACATATGTTCTGTTTTTATTATATGCACATTTTACAAGATATTCAATAAAAATACACAAAAAGAACACCGCATTTCTGCGATGCTCAAAAAAAATTATACGGGGCGATTGATTGGACTCTATCCAATTTCCTCAAGTATAACTATAACACACTTTTTTGTTTAATTTGTTTAATCTTTTAGATTTTCACTGATTATCTGAGAAATTCTGCCTTTCGTATACCCCAATTGTTCTCCAACTTCCTGTTGTGTCTTGCCATTTAGATAAATGAGTTCAAAGATCTGTCTTGCATTGCTATCAGGAATCTGACTGATAAACTCTTCAATCTCTGTCAGAAGTTCGTCCACCTGTTCCTGTCTTTTTCCGTTAATTATCATCTGCCGATAGATCACATCTGCCTGTTTCGGCTCTGACATCGAAACACTCATATGCGTTTCGATATAGGGGAACGTGTTCATGGATCCTTTTACCTTCCCAATGACTGCCGGAATCCTCTCTGCTCTCTCATTCAGTTTCTCCGTTTTCTCTTCCAGCATCTTCTGCTCCCTCTTCAATGATCGATACTGTTTTAGCTTTTTCTTATCCATGTCTTTCCTCCTGTCACCTATTTTTACTAAGCATCTCCCCAGTGTTTCACGCAATGTCTATGTACGAAACAATCTGTCCTTCTCTTTGTTCTGGACCACTCTGTCTCATCGTCCTCCGGATCCATCACTTCACCGCAGACTACACAGCGGGGGCGATCCCCACCGTGTTTTTCTCTGGTCTTCTTGTATGCGTTCATTGCTGTCCTGTTATTTCTGATCATTGTCTTTCTTCCCCCCCCCTGCATCATAGATCTCACATGAGATCACCTTATTGCCAACTCCGTTATCCACAACTTCGAAATCGACATCGTATCCGACCTCAGCCAGATGGTCGATGATCCCAAAGTCATTGCCATTATCCTGCGAATGAATATAGACCTTCGCAAGTTTCTGTCTGATCTTTGCCATAATTAATTCACTCCTTAACTTTCCTTAACGATTTTCTCGGATCGTAAGCTCAATGCCAGTCTCATCTCTGATTGCCTCCAGGATGTCTGCCCATGTAACTAATCCGTCATTCATACATTCTGTTTTTAAGTTAAATCTGGCTTTGAACTGATCCAGCCGTTTCTTGCCAAAACCAAACTCATCTCTTAGCACCATGATGCTCATAGCAAGAACGGTATCCAGGATCTGCTCTTTGATCTTCTGTGCCGCTTTATCCATTTCTCTATGATTGACAGGAACCTTGATCCCTGTAACTCTCCGGCGTTTCATTTCTCTCTCTAAGGCTTCTGCTCCGCCTTCTCTCACAATGCGTAAAGCAAGTTCCAATCCTTCGGTCCTGCCTTCCATCTTTGCATTAATCTTTCCCATCGTTCTCTCCTTTCACGCTCTTGATCCTTGCCTTTAAGGCATCCAGAAACGAATCCTGTGTAACTTCTTTTGCTTCCAGCGCATCCATGACGTTCTCATCATATCCGCCGGCAGTGACTAGATGATGGATCACAACATTCTCTTTTTGTCCCTGTCGGTACAATCTGGCATTTGCCTGTTGATATAACTCCAATGACCAGTTAAGTCCAAACCAGACAATGATGTGCCCACCTGCCTGGAGGTTTAATCCGTATGCTGCACTTGCCGGATGTGCAAGTAGGATATCCATCTGCCCATTGTTCCAGGCTGTGATGCTGTCCGGATTCTTTAATTCCCCGATCCGAAGCTTGCTCTTTTTCAAAGCCTTCTGGATCCGTGCCTTGTCATGCTTAAAGTTATAAAACACTAATATCCCCTTTCCGGCATTTGCATCGATGATCTCTTTTAAGGCTTCGATCTTCTCGTCATGCACCTCATGGTATATACCGTCTGCATCATAGACAGCCCCGTTACATAACTGCAAAAGTTTATTGCTTAAAGCCGCTGCACTTGTAACGTCAATAGTCTCTCCATCGATATCCGCGATCATCGTCTTCTCCAGTTCTTCATACTGCTTCTTTGCTTTATCTGGAAGTTTGATATGACGGACATTATCGATCCGTTCTGGTAATTCCAGATAATCCTCTGCTTTCATGGAGATACAGATATCTTTGATCCGTTCATTGATCTCTTCGTCTGCCCATGTCCTTGGATTGTACTCATAGATCACATTTCCGTTTCTTGCTCCTGGTGTGAAGTAATTATCACGATATCCGGTTAGAGTCTTTCCTAGCCGTTCTCCTTCATCCAGAAGATAGATCTGTGCCCACAGGTCTTCCAGTCCGTTCGGAGTCGGTGTTCCTGTAAGCCCTACGATCCGGTGGATGTGACTCCTGACACTTTTTAATTTTCGGAATCGTTTTGCTTTGTTGGACTTAAAGCTCGACAACTCATCAATGATCACCATGTCAAACGGCCAGTCATTTTTGTAATAATCAACCAACCACGAGACATTGTCTCTTGATAACACCCAGATATCGCCGGGTGTGTTGATCGCTCTGATCCGCTGTTTGATACTTCCAAGGACTGGGATCACCCGAAGCATCTTTAAGTGATCCCATTTCTGTGATTCTCTTGTCCATGTATCTTCTGCAACTTTCTTCGGCGCGATGACAAGAACTTTCCGGACTGCAAACCGATTGAATCTCAGATCATTGACTGCTGTCAGTGTGATCACTGTCTTTCCAAGTCCCATGTCAAGAAACAATCCTAAGACCGGATCCGTGATCATGCGGTTAATGCAGTATCGCTGATAATTGTGTGGTACAAATTTCATATCATGCCTCTCTGTTCTAACTCTGCGATCTTGTCCGGGGCCTTACCTGGATTCCATGCTTCGATCTCCCAGATCACTCGGTCAATATCTTTTTTGTTATCAAGAACGGTTGCATAACACCCCGTTGCTAAGATCTTACGGATCTGGACTTTCTGAAGCGGTGTCGTTTTTTCTCCCGGACGTTTCAATTCTACGAATCCAGATTTTCCGCCTTGAAGGATTACAACCCTGTCTGGTACTCCAGCATTGCCCGGGGATACAAACTTATACGCCATACCACCGACCTCTTTTACTTCATCCCTGAACTTGGATTCTATACTGCTTTCTCTCATATCATTCTCCTTTGCCGTAAACATGTAATCGAAATCCCCTATATATATACGCGTGTATGTGTGCACATGGGGTACGTTATACTATTACCCTTTATATTTTATTTTTAAAGAATTTAATGTTTACAATGTTTACATTCTATTCAAATCAAGTATTTACGCGGTTTTCATTGTAAACAATCGTTTGTTTACAGTATGTTTACACTGTTTACATTTCCAAATATTGTATGTTTACATTTTTTATGCTTATGCTTCTTTGTTTACACGGATGTAGCCCCTTTGTGTGCCATAAGGACCGAATCTCGCAGATGATACTCGATCCCATCCACTAATACAATTAAGAATGCTGTTAATCTCTATGATGTCATGTCGTTTCATTTGCTTTAAATCGCCTCCGAAGCACTCACACCATATCTCTGCCGCACAAATCCTTTCTCTATTTACTAAGTTGTTCTCATCTTTTACCTGAAATTCACTGTTGAAAAATGACCTTCTCTGTGCCTGACTCTTTTCCTTCCAATCTGTTGGAATCTTCTTCTCTAGGAACTCTCTGATCACACCTTCTTTTGGAGATGCTTCTCTGTAAGTTTCCTGCTTCTCCTGTGCCACTTTAGCGACATCCCCGGACATATACAGCGGCTCTCCTAACATCCATCTCGCAGCTGCTTCTGCCCATACCTGATCGACTTCTGCCGGCAGTTCCTGAAAGATATTCTTCTTCGGTTTCTGTTTTCCGAGTCCGACAGGCCAAAATCTTCTGTTTCCCGTTCTGTCCTTTAAGAACTCTTTATCATTCGTAGTTCCTACAATGATACAGTTTCGTGGAAAATTCGCGGTCCTGCGTCCATACGGCATACGATAAACATCTTCTTTCTTACTCAAGAATTGTTTGACCGCATTCATCTCTGATCTGTTAAATCCAGTTAACTCTCCAGCTTCAATGATCCAGTAGCCCTGCACCATCTCCGCTGCATCTTTCCCTTCAAAGGTACTCATTGAATCGGAATACCAGTCTTTGCCCAACATTGAAAAGAACGTACTCTTTCCAACGCCCTGCGCTCCCGACAGGATCAGCATATAATCAAACTTACATCCTGGATGCATGGCTCTGGCAACCGCAGCGCACAAAGTCTTTCTTGTTGCCGCACGTACATATTCAGAATCTTCTGCTCCGAAATAATCGATCAATAGCGTATCTAATCGTCTGACCCCGTCCCAGTTAAGGCCTGTAAGGTATTCTCGGATCTTATGTCTTTTATGTCGATTTGCATAGATCGCCATGCCGTCTAATATCTTCTTTTCTCCTGTGATCCCGTAAGTCTTCTCCATGTAATGTCTTAATCCAGCATCATCTTCATCGGTCCATGCGCGATCCTTATAAGGAAACTCCGGATGAAATTCCCACGGCATCGGTCTGCAAACAGTTGCTCTGTTCGCAAATTCATCATGATATAATCGGTCCTTTAAGTTTGGATCGTTCTCCAGAATGATCAACACGTTATCGATCGTCTTATTCGGCATTCCTGTCTGTGAACTGCAGCTTAACTTTTCCATCCAGTCAAGATCTTCTTTTGATATATCCTGTGAAAATTCGGACTGTGCACGTTCATATCGTTCTGCAGTAATGACTTTTGCAACATTTGGCTGTTCCATCGCAAACTCACACATTGCAGAAAAGGATGGAAGCCTCGTGATCGGCGTTCCTTCCTTTGATCCATAATCAAGTTCATAAAACTTATGGATCCGGACCAGATCAAATGCATTGCATAATCTTCCACCTGCAGGATCTGTGGCATGATGGCTGTATAAGAATAATCCATCCTCATATAACACGGCTCCGCCAACTGTCGAACCCTCTGTATAGGTATAGCGGCCCGGATGCATATCACATGGCTCATAGATACCACCTAAGAACGCATCCATTGCCTGCTCTACTGTATAGGTCTTACAGAATGCACCGACGATTCCTTTCTTTTCTAATGGATTTCCCTGTTTTTTGATACTGCGGTCACGGAGCTTTACCGCTCCTGGAACTTCCGGCCACTGTGTGATATCTCTCCAGTTATCATATGTTGCAAGCATTCCGTCTTTACTTAAAAACGGCTTGTCTGCATAGCAGAATCGATACTGACTGTCCTTACTGCAGCTTGGCCAGTACATCAATCGGACTGTTTCGAAAGTTGTCGGGTCAAAGATGCCCATTCCGATATACTCCGCGGCACGTCTCGCGATCGGCTCATATTCATCTGGAGAAGCCGGCTGATCCAGTGGCAGAATGATTCGAAGTCGCGGTGCTGCCTCTTCATGCTTCCTGGTACTGTAGACCACATAAGAACAACCAAGGTTTTCTAAGATGCCGATCACCTCATCAGTTCCACCCGGTTTTATATGGTCGGCATCCAGTGTGATCAGATAGCGATAACTGGCATTTTCATTTCTTCTCTGTTCTCCGGAAAGTTCGCCACCGACAAAACCACCGACGTCCTTGATCTCATCCTGCTTTGCTTTGCGGTAACCCATATACTCTGCCAGAGTTTCTTCTGTCCTGATCGGATGTTCAAGCTTCTCTACAAAATCAGACCAGTACATCTCCTGTTTCAGCCAGGTCTTTGATCTTCGGCTGCTTCCCGTTGATATTTTAATTTTTAAGTCATTCTGAAACATGCCGTTCCTCCTACTCTTTCTTATAGAAATCTCCTGTAAATCCATCTGCGTTTAACGGCAGCCCTTCTGCCCACTCCGGAGCTCTGCACATCAGATCGATGGCTTTCTCCAGTGTCAGATCAGAACCTTTTGGCACTTCTGCTATGATCTCATCGTGGATATGAAAGTTGATGAGATAACCACCGAATAACATATTTCGGATCGCGTTCGCCAGCAGATCTCTTGCCACTGCCTGTACGATATTCTCGACTAGTTTCCCACCGTACGTTTCAAGTCTCTGCCATTTTTTCGTTCCATCGATGCCCATGTATGTGATACTCTTATTTCCCCATGCATTCTCTCCGATTTGCGGGTCTGGATAAAATAAGCATCGTCCGGAAGGAAGTTTGATCATAAAATAATCTGCATCTCTCATAAACGTGATCCCATGCTGGATCTGGTTTGTTGTTCCGAGTGTTACCGTCTCGATTGCACAATTCTCTACCGTATACCAGAAATCCTGAATCCGTTTGTTCGCTGTCCTCCATCGGTGTACGATATCCGGAAGTTCTTCTTCCGTAAGTCCCATCCTTAATGCTCCCATCTGGATCAATGCTCCGGTACCACCTTGGTACCCGAGAGCTAATTCTGCGACCTTTCCTTTTGCCCTGAGTGCATATTCCGGATTTCCTTTTTTGATCTTCTTGATCGGTACGTTAAACATACTGGATGCCGAAGCCTCGTAAATCTTGCCGTGGGTACGGAAGACTTCCAGTCTCCAATCCTCTCCGGCTAACCAGCTGATCACTCTCGCTTCGATCGCTGAAAAATCCGCAACCACAAACTCATATCCTTCTCTCGGAACAAATGCCGTCCGGATCAGCTGTGAGATCGTATCTGGCAAGCTGCCATAAGTCAGTTCCAGCATCGCTGCATTTTCCTGTTTTACCAGGTTCCTTGCCAGTGGCAACTCCGGGATATAGTTTCTCGGAAGGTTCTGAACCTGTACCAGACGTCCTGCCCATCTTCCTGTCCTGTTTGCACCATAAAACTGTAATAATCCACGGACTCTTCCATCCTTGCAGACCGCGTTTTCCATAGCTGTGTATTTCTTCACGGAACTCTTGGCCATCTCTTTACGTTTCTTCAGAACATAATAAACTGCAGGGTTTGCTTTTATCTGTGGGGCTTCTAACAGTTCGTTCACTGCTTCTTTCCCTAACTTATCAATATCTTTCCCGAGTTGATCAGATAACCACTGTTTTAACTGGGCAACACTGTTCGGATTATCGATTCCAGAAACACGCCGGATATCATCTCCAAGCTTTAATGCTGCCTGATCACTTAATTCCAACGCCCCATTGATCAGTGCAAGGTCCACCTGAGTCCCCTGTTGATTAATAGTCTGGTCATAATGCCAGTTAGTCCATTCCTGCGTTGGAACCGGATAATCCTTTAGATGATCCTCGATCGCACGTTCCACTTCCACATCTTGTTTGCAGTATTCTTTAAACAGGTTCCATTTCTCTATATCATGTTCAGGAAAGTTTCTTGTGCGTCCGCCGTTTCTCTTTGTAGGCTTGCATGGTACACAAAAATAACGGATCAGTGCTTTTCCAACTGCCATCTTTTGCTTCTCCTGTGGAAATCCCATTGCTTTCCCAACTCCTGCAAGGGATGCCGGATACCCACAGTAAAGAGAATGGATCATCGTACACTGCCACTGATCCGGCCAGATCTCATAGAACTGACTTAGCGCATTGATCTCAAAGTTTGCGTTATGAGCCATCTTGATCGTTGCCGGTGCTTTCAGATCATTGATCACGTTTTCTGGAAGTTTCTCCCCCTGTGCAAGATCTATGATCTCAACAGGTCCGTCATCGTAAGCGTAAGCAAACAGCAGAATCTGAAAGTCCGGAGACTGCACGTACTTGTACAGCCCGGACTTTGCAATGTCTACACTACTATAAGTCTCGATATCGATATGCAGGATGTTCTTGCGCGGGATCATAATCCCATAACTCCGCTGCCATTGATCGGAGCCCCCGTGATCGGATTAATACCAGTGACAGGATTCACACTCTGCTGTGTAGCTGCAGCCTGTGTGTTCATCTGCGGAACTGCTGCAGTCCGGACATTTGCCTGTGGCATTGGTCCAAAGTCTTCTGCTGCTGTTGTTCTTCCTGTTAATGGATCTCCTTCTCTTGTTTTCTGGACGTTATTCAGCCCGCATCCAACACCTCTGTTTCCATTTGTGTTATAAGGGAAGAAATTTAATGAAACTCTTCCATAGCATCCGGCATATACTTCTGCTGGATTTAAGATTGCCTGACAGTTTGCATCGACAACTTCTGGGCGCTGTTTACTGGATGCAGTCATAACCATATGTCCTTTACACTCTTCTCCAAATGGCTCTCCGGTCGGTCTTGTTCCATCTCCATCATGCATCGGATTCTTCAGCATTGCTGGCATCTGTCCGTTGAATTTTGTAGAGACACCTTCCTGTGCTGCAGCCTGCATTGCTGTTTGGATCGCATTGATCGTTGCTGTGTCTGTCTTAGGGATCAGGATCGTCACAGAATATTTTTCTTCCTGTCCAGGATTGTTTGCATGTGGCTGAAATACGTGTGGAAATGAAAATCTTACTTCACCTGTTGTTACTTTTGTATTACTCATAATTTTTTACTCCTTTTATTTAAAATCTTCTGCTGCTGTTGTTTTCGGGTTATAGACCGGACGTTTATCGGATTCCGGTGCAAGTGTCGGCTTTCCATTCGGCTTCTGGATGAACTCTCCACAGATCGTCTGGAAGTCTTTCTTTCCGACCATCTTCTCCAAATCTGTTAGGGTAAGCTGGGCTCTTTCATACAGAGTTTCTTTTGGGAAACCATTCTGTTCCAGGACATCCGCCATCTTCTCGTAATCTGTGATCATACGATTGCTTCTGCCTTCAACGATCTTCCATCCAGGAATCTCTCCGCCATCGATCAGTTTTGTCTGTGCATAGGACTTTAATTTTTTATGCCATGCAACTAATTGCTCTGCTTTTACAAGGGCTTCTCCAACCTCTTCGTCTGAAAGCTTCGGTGGAAGTTTTGTTTCATAACTTTCCAGAAGCTCCAGATTGTCATAAGCTCTCTGTCTGCAATTTAAGACTTTGCAGAATCTGCAGTGTTCTCCGGAACGAAACTCTCCTTCTCCTTTGTAAGCTAATTCAGCTTTCGGTTTGACTACGACATTGCCCCATGTTGTCAGCTCTCTTTTATTCGTTTTCCATGTGGAAAAGTTATTGAGCCTTGGCTGTACGATATGAAAAAAAATGTCCTCGATCGGATACAAAAATCCGTAAGCCTTTAATGCTCCTAGTGCATATAGTCCCATCTGAGGGTTTCCACCTGCATTTACAGGAACACCTTTTCCGTATTTAAAGTCGATGACATGCATAACTGACCCACAGATCAAGATGCAGTCTGCAGTACCGAATCCATCTGGCACGTACTCATCAAACTCAACCATTTTTTCCACTGCCATGTATGGTTTCTCTGGAAGACTGTTACTGAGTGTTTCCACATAATCAACGTACTGATCTGTGAATCCCTGCATCTCTTCCTGATACAGTTCATTCTTTTTGATCTTGTTCATTCTTCTGGTATAAGTTCCAGTCTTTAAAGAATCAGCTGTCAGCTTTAACTCACAGATCTCATGTGCCAAAGTTCCTTCTTTGGTATAAGAACTCTCTGTATCTGGAAGCTCATCACACAGCTTTGCGGAAGGCGTACAGTGGATCCACTGCACCGCTCCGCTTGCTGATAACAAAGCATGTTTTCTTTTCTTGGCCATCTTAGATCACCGCCCCAATCGCTTTGATCGCAGATGCAAACTCCCCATACTTCTCCTGTGGCAGATCCATCAGAGTCTGTGCACCTAAAGACGCTAGCGTATTTTGGACATCCTGCATCTTTCCGGCATCGATCAGACCTGTCGCTGCGACTGCTAACTGTTCCATCGAATATGTAGGGGCTGCTGTAGCTGTTGGCACTGGACTAACTGTAGGTGCCACAGGTGCCGTTTGTGCGGTCTGTGTTGTTGGTACTGGCTGTACATTCTGTACATTCTGTACTGGTGGTGTGCTCGGTACAGTTGTAGTTGTTTGTGCGGCTGTTTCCGCTGGTGCGACTGTCTGCTGCACTACGGGTGTTACCTTTGTTGCATCTACCTGTGTTTCCTCTTTGCAGTTTCCTGCGGTCTTTGCCAGTGCAAAGATAGCATTTGCCAGATTGTCAAGCCCTGTTACGTTTACTGTAATCTCCATTGTTATGTCCTCCTAATTCTTCTTTGTTTAATAGATACCCGATCCCTAAGATCTGAAAGATCAGGTTTGTATCAAGATCCTGTCCAGCTTTATGCAGCCGGACAAGAGTTTCAACTCTCTCATAAGATGCTGCTAATTCGTCGTAAACTTCACGACTGATCAGCAATCTATCTTCCTTCATCGTTTATATCCTTTCTACTTGTTTCTTAAACCCACACTCTGTCGTCATTCGCCACTGTACTGCTTTTGAAATCTCTTTATCCAAAGGATCTAATTCTTTGGATAAAGCATTCGCCAATACTCTCAAAGATGCCACGATATAAGGCAATGTCCCTTCAGAAACGGGTGTTACGTCATCTGATATTTTAAAAAGAATGTCTCTACATACTTCTCCAACGATGTCGTTCACTTTATCGCCCTGATCGATTGCTGCACATTTGTATGCTTCTTCTATTTTTTTTTCGCACTGTAATAAAAACTCTTTTGTCATTGTTCCTTCTCGCTTTCTGTGCTATAATGCACTTGTGTTAAATTATTTATATCCGCACCTTCTGAAGTTGCCGCTTCAGGGGGTGCATTTTTCTTTTATCAGCTTCTTTACACTCAGATATGTCGCAATCTCTCTTTCAAGTAAAGCAAGTTCCACTTGATTGTTTGATACTTGAATTACTCTTTCAATGTTTCTGTTCTGAATAGCAATTCGTTCATCAAGCTCTTTCAGAATTTCTTTCTCATTTATCAAACCTCTTCACTCCTTCCTCAAATACTACTGCTGTGATCAAACACACTGCAGCTAATTCTTTAAAGATTCCAATTGCGATTAGCACTGCTGACGTGCAGATCATTGCTTTTGTTTCTGTGTGCATCTTTATGCCCCTTTCTCATACGCTTATCATTTCAGTCGCAAAAAACTTTTTTGCATTTATGAAATACCTATGCTTTTTTTCGCTTGTTCGGATTGCATATCCCCATGGAAAAATTCCTTGAATCAGTCCTTTTTGTATTGATTCAACGCTCATCCCCATTAAATATGCAGCTTCTTTCGGGGTTAACGTCTCTATCTTCTGCTTGGGAATTACTATCTCTTCGAAGTAATTCTCTGGGAGATCAAATGCTTCTGCAATCTCATTTCTTCTCGCCTTCGCCGGTTCCGAATCCCCAGACATCCATTTGCTAACGGTTGACCTACTCACACCGCAGATCCTGGATAATTCTACTTGGTTGATATTTTGATCTACCATCACTTTTTTAAGCCTGTCCTTGAACACTTTCATCACCTACCTTTCTTCAGATGGCTTAACTCTCCGTCCGATTGAGTGCTATTTTTAATGATTAACCAATTTTATGGAGGAGTTTCGGGGCTATATGTATCGGACAGAGGATTAAGCCATCTGTTGATTGTCTCCCTCCAGTACTTTTGCTCATTTTTGAGCGAAAATCTTTTCTTTAAATCGCTCTCTATTCAGCTGCTAAAAACTTATTGATAAAGTACTGCTGTCCTTTTCCTGTAACTTTCGGGGTACGAGTAATTCTGTTGCATCCGTTTCCATCAATATGGACAGATTCTTTAATTTCAAAAAGTCCCATTTCCATACTCTTTTGAGTTGGCATGTTCCAATCGTTACCTTTTTGCTTAATCAGGTAACCGTTGTTTCTCAACCATTCAAATAATCTTCTTTGTCCTGTCTCTACTCCATTCTGTTTAAGAATTTTGGCTAATGCCCCAACTAAAATTGATGTATTTGCAGATGTGATCGCATGTCCCAGAATCGCATGCGGTTTCATTCGTTCGTTTTTCTCCTGCAGCAATCTGTTCTTTTCCCTCTCTTCTTTAAGAGCTGTAAAGACCTGATTCATTGATAAATATTACTTCTCTATTCTGACCTGACAGAACGATTCGTTCGGTCAGCTTATCTTCTTCATCAACGTGATCTCTTACGGCCTTCGGTGTGTTTGTATAGCCGAGAATCCCTGCTACATCCTTACCAACAAACATTACATCGCCGTTTATTGTAGCTGTTCTTACAGAACCAAATTCTTCTGATTTAAACGATTCTAATTCCATTTTTCTTTTCTCTCCTATTTATTTTGATTTTTTTGTTGAATTTAATTCACTATTCTTTTTAAAAAAAATTTCGTCTCTTTCTTTTGTAGTTAGATGTAATGTTGCTTGTAATGACGAAATCTCGGAGGCCTTGAATTCACCTAATCCCTTTAATCTGTTATACAATGTCTCTCTGAGCATTCCAGATTTTTCAGCCACTGCTTTAAAGCTCATTCCAGAGTCATTAATCTTATCAGTCAAGGCTTTCATATCGACCATTTTCTTTTTCTCCTTTCTTTGTTGAATTTTAATCACACTCATAATATAACACTGGTGTGAATATCCGTCAACACTTTTTCATAATTTTGTTGAAATTCTTTCACACTCATGGTATATTAATATCAGAAAGGCGGTGACTAAATGATTGATCTATATAGGAATATTCGAAAATTTAGAATCGAACATAAAATGTCTCAAGATACACTTGCTAAGTTGACTGGTTACACGAGTCGATCATCCATTGCAAAAATTGAAAAAGGTGAAGTAGATTTGCCTTTATCAAAAATAGAAGCCTTTGCGGACGCATTAAATGTTGAACCTTCAGAACTTATGGGAGACACTTGGGACGATGATGTTATAAATTCTTCGCGTCTCGATGTCGCTGAACATTTCGACGGTGATCCCTTCTTGATAGCCAAAGCTATGGAAGCAGAGAAAAATGATGCTCTATCAAATCAACCAGAACTGAACAAACGAGACTCAAAACAAATAGAAAAAATCCTACAGCAAACTAAAGACAAACTGACGTCACAAGAAGGACTAATGTTTGACGGTAATCCTGCTTCTCCTGAAGCAATTGAATCTATTCTAAGTGCAATGGAAATTGGTATGGAAATGGCAAAGAAAAAGAACAAGGAAAAATATACACCTAAAAAATACAAAAAGGACTGATGTGAATGGACATAAAAAAGATTGTAAATTCGCTTGTCAAAAAACACAAAACAAGAAATCCCTTTGAGATCATCAAAGGACTAAATGCTATCCTTGTGCCGGTGCCACTTGAGGGTGTCAGAGGATTTTATCAATATTTTCAACGTAATAACATTATTTATATTGATGATTCTCTTCCAGAACATGAACAGATTCTTGTCTGTGCCCATGAATTAGGTCATATGTTACTTCATAAAAAGGCAAATGCATTATTTATGGATACATACACTGGATTCAATACTACTAAATACGAAAAGGAAGCTGATCTATTTGCTATGGAACTTCTGGTGCCGGATGAAGTATTTTTAGAGTACCAGGAATTTACTACAAATCAAATTGCACGTGCACTTGGATATGACGAAGAACTGATAAAGTTAAGATTGAGATAAAGAGGAAATGCTATGGGACTATTAGATAAATTATTTGGTTTAATTAAAACCACTAATTCTTCTAAAAAACAGATAATATATGATACTTATTATTCAAACTATCCTGTCAAACCGTATATTTCTGACGAACGAAACATTGAAGAATGGATGGAACACACTAAATTATTTCCAAAACAAAATATAATTCCAAAAACTATGATGACTCCATATTCAGATGGATTATTACCCGGACACATATATATGCTTTATTGGCTTAAGAAATATAAAAACAAAAGAGTTCCTGCATATTTTGAATACAGATATGGCATTGATTTTGAAAAAGAAAAAGAGTTTCTTTTTTGCAATAAATATCTTGATACAAATAGCAAACCAACTCAGTTTGGACTTGAAGCTATTAATAAACATATTGAAGTTATAGAAGCACAACATCCAAAACCTAAGTTTTCTGAAACATCTGTTGCTTCTTCGCCTAATATTAAATATTCCGGACGAAAAATACCAGAAAATTTAGTTGAGGGATTTTTCCCTGTTCCACACGAAGACAAAGAAATAATTTCATATGAAATTGATCAAATCAATAAATTAGTTTCATATGCATTAAAACTCGCCCGTATAAAAAGAAGATTTCGAATTGATGCTTCTCGATTCGTATATTTGAAATCTCATACATATTATGAAGGAAATCCATTTACTCCTTCTGGTCGTCCTAAAAAAATCCCGCTTACCTTACATTACGACTACAAAAATGATGATCAAGTTCTTGAATTTGATATAGATAGAGATTTTTTTGGTGAAATTGGTTATCTTCAAAATGGACATATTGCTAAAGCAAGATTAATATTTTGGTTCAAAAAAGAAGGATATATAATCCATCTAGGAATCGTTGATAATATACTCACCGTTAAAAAAGTGGAGAAATCAGGCAATCCTACATGGATACCTATCTATAAATTAAAATAGCGATGACCTACTGCAATAAAACACCGTTACCTCTACCAGTTTCTAAGGGTGGATTAACAACGGAAGACAACTTACAAACTTTATGCTGGCGTTGCAATCGTAGTAAAGGAGCAAAAATCCAATAATAATTAAAAAAAACCGCCCAGCTACCAACTGGACGGAATCTCAGAAGTTTATCAACCACTTTGCAGCATATGATATTACTTCTCCCTAGACAAGAGAATTATATCATACATCCTGCAAAAACACAATTTGATAAGGGTGTATTTTTTGTACCCTTTTTTAAGAAAGGATGATACACATGGCAAGAAGAAATCCAAACGGCTACGGCAGCGTAACGAAATTAAAAGGAAACCGATCACGACCATACGTTGTAAAAGTTACTACATATGATGAAGACGGACACGGAAGACAGATCCCAGTGGACTATGCTGCAACTCGTGAAGAGGCAAATATTATTTTAGCCAGGTACAATGATAATCCTTGGAATATTGATCGCAATCGCGTCACTCTTGCAGAATTATATAAGCGATGGCTTGAAGTAAAAGCTCCTAAACTTGGAAGTTCTCGTTTATATACACTTAAAGCAGCTTATAAACATTGTCAAAAACTGTACGGAAAGAAATATAGGCAAATACGAGCTTATCATATGCAAGCAACCATGGACGATTGTGGTCGTAGTTATGCTACACAATCTCATATCAAAGCACTTTGGTGGCATTTAGATAATTTTGCATTTGAATTAGACATTATAGATAAGATGTATTCTCAAATAATTTCTGTCAGCACAGAACAGGGAGAAACTAAACGCACTCCATTCACTGAAAAAGAAGTTGAAGCTCTGTGGAAAATATCTGATCAAAAAAATGTAGATATTGTATTAATCTATATTTACACCGGATTCAGATTAATGGAATTGTTAAATATGACATGTGATCAGATCAATCTTGAAGAAGAATATTTTAAAGGCGGAAGCAAATCTTCTTCAGGGAAGAATAGAATTGTGCCAATCCATCCTCGTATCATGCCGTTTGTGAAAAATCGGCTAAAGAAAAGTAATGAATATTTTTTAGAAACTGATGAAGGATCTAAATTTAAAAAAGGAGATTTTTATGAAGAATGGAAGGTTGTTATTGCCTGTATAACAAAGAAAAAGAAAACGCCTCATGAGGCAAGGCATACTTTTGAAACATTTTTGGATAATGCAGGTGGTAATAGAAAGTGTATTGATATGCTGATGGGGCACAAATCTAAAGATGTTGGAAATAGGGTTTATAATCATAAAACAGTGGAACAATTGAGAGATACTATTCTCTTGTTGAAATAATAAATTTCCATTCAACAAGTAACAAATTAGTAACACATATGTTAGGAAATGACCATTTTAAGCCATTTCCTAACATTGCAAAATTATTATACCATAAAAAGAATGGCACTGTATATCACTTTAGTAATATACAGTATCTTTCCTTTCTTCATTATAATCATATATCTACTTTATCTAAGCAAATTCCACATTACAGCCTGTGCTTTTTCTAAGTCTT